ATTATTAACGGTAAAGAAGTTCCAATTTTTAAAGATCCGAAAACAGATAGCGGAATGAAGAAATCCCAAAAAGGCCGTGTAAAAGTTTTAAATTCTGAAACATTTGTTGATAATTTATCAAAAGGTCAAGATGAAGGCGGTAAACTTGAACTTGTATTTGAAAATGGTAAATTGATTAAAGAATATTCATTTGAAGATGTTCGCAGAAATAACAGAATGAACTAAAAAGTTACAAAGCTTAAATAAAATTATATTATAAGGTAGATAATAAGTCTACCTTTATTTTTATGTAATTATGGAAAAAACATTAGAACAATTACAGCAAGAACTTGCTGATGATATTAAAATTAATCTAATTGGGTTACAATAGCAAATTGCAAATAATCCTTACTTGTATTCTAAATGGCTTAATTATTTTTAGAATGTAAAATTTTTAATGAAGCAAGCTGAAAACGAAAAATCTAGAACATTAAAAGCAAGACTTGACTATTATACAGGCCGTGAAGGTATTTGTATGGAATCTTATGAAAAGTCAGAATTGAAAATTGTTTTAGCAGCTGACACTGAATTACAAAAAGCAGACTAGAAGTTATATGTATTAAGCTTAAAATTAGATTTTATTCGAGAAGCATTAGAAGCAATTAAACAACGTGGATTCGCATTGAAGAATATCCTAGATAGAGATAAATTTGAACAAGGGGAATTCTAAGTGAAATTAAAAACATTTATTGCGTCTGACTTTCATATTGACTTTTGGGATTCTGATTTATCTGATAAAGAAACTGTTTTTAAGTTATTAAAAATTAAAGAAACTGATAGCTTTGATTTGATTATTTTAGCCGGTGATATCGGACAGTGTCATAACTCAACTGCTAAAGGAAAATATATTTCATTTATCAGACACATGTGTTCTTTTGGTTGCCCAGTTATTTTGATTAAAGGGAACCACGAAAATTATCAAAATCAATTAACTGATTCTAAATTCTTTTGCAAATCAATACAACAAGAATTATTTTCTAATTTATATTTTTTAGAAAAGGAATATATCGATTTGTTTATAAAAGATAAACCTGTAAGAATTTATGGTGCAACGTTATGGACAAATTTTAATAATGCAGAACCGATGGCGATGTTAGAAGCAAAATTAAAAATGAATGATTTTGGTAAAATGATTCTAAAACCTGGCTATAGAAAATTCTTGCCTGAAGATGCATTTGTTGAATTCGATCAATCATGGCAAAGGTTAATATCCGCTTCTCAAGGATTAAAAAAAGATCAAGCATTTATTGTAGTTACTCATCATGCTCCTTTACAAAAGTTTGTTGATAATTTTAGAAAACTTAGAAATTGGAAACCTGAAATTGAATTATTAGATTATTCATATTTTACTGATTGTTCTAAAATGTTTAAAGATCTGCAAAGAAAGCCAAATTATTGGATTTCTGGACATATTCATAGCCCAATTGAATTTGAAGAACAAGGTATTAAGTTTATTTCAAATCCTTATGGGTATGAAGAAAAATATGAAAAACGATTATATGAAAATCCAATAAAAGAATTAGAGGTATAAAATGAGAATTTGTCCTATTTGTAAAACTGAGTTATTAGACCAAGATGTAGAAGAAATTATGGGCAAGAAAGTCCATAAAGGTTATTGTGCCCAAGTAATGGTTGAATTATTAACAAAAGATAATGAAAATTATCATGATAAACCAATTACAGAATCAGTGAATAATGAGATTTCTGAATATCAATTATTAAGTTAAGGAGTATCTAATGAGTAAATTATGTTTATTAAATTTAGAATTAAGTAAAATCATTAATTCTATTAAATTACGCGGCGCACTTTCTGAAGGTTGGAATGGCTCAACAGCAGAAGCTTGGGATGGATTTATTTCTGACGAAGGCTGGGAAGTATAATATGGGTGTCGATGCATCATAACAAATTAAAAAGGAGCTATAAAGCTCCTTTTATTTTAACTAATACGAATTTATCTAGTATTCAAATTTCTCTTCATTATATCGTTTAATACGATCTAATCCATGTTTTAATGCATAATTCTAATGGGTAATTTTTCCAGTTTTTGCAGATCTGATGCTCAAGTCATCGATAATATCATAAACTGTAGCAAATTCTTTATCTTTGTGTAATCTTAAAGATCTTCCGATTGTTTGTAATACTGTTACTTTAGATTTAATCGGCTATCCAAAAATAACATTCTAAAGATTTTTAATACTGATACCGGTTCCTGTAGTTGCGTACTATGCTACAATAATAATACCAGAAACTTTATCAGCAAGTTCTTGAATTTTTACACGATCTTTAGTTTTAATTTCACCATTAATAAAAAATACTTTTTCTTTTGGATATGATTTACAAATTTCTTCGTACATCATTTTACCATGTTCCTAATATCTGAACATCAGTAAAGTATTCTCATCATTATTTTTTGAAGAACATCCGATAGCAAGTTTTGCTAATAGTTTACAGCGTTTTTCATTTTTTATAATGAATTTTATTTCTTCATCATAAGCATCTTTTTTGTGTTCTTTTTTATCAGATTCCGGATAATCTATTTTTAATGCTTTGATTTTTAATTTAGCAACTTGTCCTTCTTCCATCAACTGATTTGTCTAAACAAGTTTAATTATATCGCCAAATAAACCAATGTAATTTAAAATATTTGCTTTACCATCTTTTAACTAACCGGATAAACCTATTTTATAAACACAATTAGTCATTAGTTTAACCATTTGCTATATGCTAGCACCCGTCTATAGATGAGTTTCATCAACGATAAGCATTCCAAACTGTTCAAACCATTCAGGGTCTTTTTTATGAGCTGATTGCCAGGTCTAAACCACAACAGTTTTATCGTAAACAAAATGAGATGTTCCTGCTCTAATTTCTGCTATATCAGATTCTTTGAATAATCTATAATCAATTAAGTCATTCTTCATTTGAGCAGTTAATGATGTAGTTGGAACAATCACTAATATTTTTTGATCAAAATTTTCTGAAAACCATTTTGCAAGTAATGCAATCATCAATGATTTACCTGCAGATGTTGGAGCGTTTATAATTCCACGATTTTTTTGTAAAGCTTGAAAAACAGATTCTCTTTGATACCAATATGGATTAATTCTTTCGCCTTTAGCCCAAATTTCTTTTGAGTCAACCCATTTATCAAATTCTTCTTTTGATTCAAATGCTTTATGAGTTTTTAATGTATCGGAAATTTCTATTTTATATTTAGACTCCACGCAAAATTTAACAATGATTTTTAGTAAACCTAATGGAAACTCTCCATTCTATCCAACGAGCTAGATCTTTCCAGACCAAGCACCATATTTATATTTTTTGTTAAATCTATAGCCTTCTGGTTGAAACTAACAATAATCTTTAATTTCCCATAAGGCATCGTTGTCAAGAGTCTAGATTTTACCGTATGTTTCATTAATTTTCTAGAATCTAATCATAATAAAAGTTTAATTAATTTATTTTTAATTTATTATATAAAAGTTATATAGATATTTAACTTAACTACAAGGGCATTAAATGACTGAAATAACAACTAAACCAATTGATATTAATATTCCAAGACAATTATCACCTTTACGGGATAAAGCTGGTGAAATTCTTGAAGAACTGCAAGATATTGATAAATTCATTAATGATTTGAATAAAGAAATTGAATTTGAATCAAAACGAGGTGATTATCAAGCTAGTATGTTCTTAAAAAATACAAGAGATATTCCATTTCATGTTATAGATATGCAAGCATTAGGGCTTCATGAAAAAGCAGTTAAAGCATGTGAAAAACTTGTTAAAATTTTTAAAGAAAATGGGTATAAAGCAGAATATACTATATTCATTAGTTATATTGTTAAAGTTTCTTGGGAACCTGTTGTAGAATATCCAACAAAAGAAGAATCCTTATTATATAAATTATTAAAATTTTGGAAATAATATGTATAAATTAACAAAAGAATTTTTAGAATCTCAAATCAAAGATGTTCAATATATTGAAACCGTTCCTGGCAGATGTGTTCATTGCGTTATTACGGTTAAAAATGGATATGTTTTTCAGGGTGATGCTGGGGTAATCGATCCAGAAAATTTTGATTTTGAAATTGGTAAAAAAGTTGCATACGATAATACATTTGATAAAATGTGGAATGTATACGGATATCAAGTACAAGAAAAATATTATCGAGAAAAAGTTTTGACATGGGAAGATAATGTTAAAATTGAAATCAATGAATTGGAAACAAAACTTGAAAAATTAGCTAAAGTTTGTTTTCATTTATCATCGGATGAATTGTTACAAAAACAATTTGAATTATTAAAAGCATATAAGCACGTTCTTGAACAACGTCTTAAAAAATTCTAATGGGAGAAAATATGATTTCTATTCAAGTAGTTAATAAATTGGTTGCGATTTTAGAACAAAGATTATCTTATAATCTATCACCTTCGATTTTTATTAATGTGTCTAACCCTAAAGGAAGCTTAACAAGAGATGAAGTGAAACACATTCATTCTGAATTTATTGCTAACATGATTGGCCAAAATGATGGTAAAGAAATTGACCCGGAACAACCGTATGATTATCGTCAGGCTTTTGGCGATTACGAACTAGTCGTAGAGAAATTATATACAGTAGATGATAACATTTTATTGATTTCATTAACACCAGCCACGATTGTTGGTAATGCTATTGATGATTTATTATCGGATCTCCCTCTTTTAAAAGAAACTATGATTGAAGAATTAGATGCTGTTGATGTAACAATTAAAGTAACGTATTAAAGGTAAAATATGAATTTGTTTAAAAAATATCCAAGTATCACTAACAGTTCTCAAAGTAAAGTTATTGATTATATTCGTATGAATTTACCAGAACAACAATGGATTGTTTCTGAAAAAAATTCATGGTGCTAATTTTCAAATTATCTTTGATGAAAATAATAATATTTCTTTTGCATCAAGAAATCAATTATTAGATGAATTTTCAAGTTTTTATGATTTACCTGGTTTAAAACGTGTAGAACATAATGGAAAAACACTAATTCAGCGAGTAACTGAATTAAATGATTATCTTCGTAGTCATTATGGGCCAACGTTAAAAGTAGTTAATTTATTTGGTGAATATGCCGGAACATTAACCGCTGGTAATAAAATTCAAAAAGAAGTTGACTATGGTAATCAAGAATTTTATTTGTTTGACATTTTCTTAACATTTGTTAATGAAGACGCTGAAGTTCCATTAGCAGTTAATAAAGAAACGGTTAAAATTTTAGCAAATACTTATGGTTTAGCATCCCCTGTTATTTTATTACAAACAAATAACTTAGATGAAGCTTTATCATTTCCTAATGATTTTGATTCTATTTCTGGTAATTTAAAATATAATCAAGAATTATATGATAAAGAAAAACTAACATTCACTGGTAAAAATATTGCTGAAGGTGTTGTTATTGAACCATTAGATGTTACTTTTGCTAGATTCGGCCGTATTATTCTGAAGAATAAAAATCAAAAATTCTCAGAAAATCATACTTCTAAACCGATGAAAAAGGAATCTATTTTATCCGAAGAAGAACAAAAATTCTTAGAACAAATTATTAGCTATGCTAATGTGAATCGCGTTTCAAATGTTTGCTCACATTACGGCATTTCTGAACGAGAAGAACTACAAAAAGCATTTGGTAATATTGTTAAGGAAACGATGTTAGACGCAATAGAAGATATTAAAAAGGATTTTGAAGATATCAGTTTATTAGATAAAGTAATTAAACTTTTTAATAAACGGGTTGCTGAATCAGTTCGTGAATATTTGATTTCTTTATAATTTTATAGGCGATTATTAAATCGCCTTTATTTTTATAATAAATAATAAAATAAAAATATAGTTAATAGAGAAAATTTGCAAATGATTAGATTAAACTATACTCCAGAATATACCGTTGAAAACGGCGTTTATACAGTTCCATTAAAAATCGAACAAGATGGAAAAGAAATCACTGGTCAAAGAAATATTACCGCTCAAGTAAAATAGACTACAGCAAATATTTTAACACCAGAAGTGAAATTAAACAAATCTGCTGTTATTAAATTTGACAACCCAGAAGATAAAGTTGAACTTTATATTACAATTCAAGATGAGCCTCAGCCATTAGTGATTGGCTTTGAATTATCTAGTCCAGAAGAAACTGCTGAAACAACTGCCGAAACGGTTGAAGATACTGAACATCATGAAGATGTTCAAGAAACTGCAGAAGTTACTGAACAACCAGAAGTACAAGAAACTGATACTGTTTAGGATGAATTAGAAGCCCATACAGACACTTTAGAAGAAACCGAATAGAAACCTACAGCTACAAAAGAAAAATCTGATACAGACGTTTCTGGTTACCCTATTTTAACAAGCACTCAAAGTGTTAAATTTGATTTCATTTTTACATATCAAGCAAATGAAATTTTATCTGGAAAAATTAAAGATTCATCTACACAAAAAGTTTATAACCAAGCTATTTCAGTAAAAGACAAAATTGTGTTCTATCGTGATACAAATACAAACTTATATTATTGGATCACTGAAGATAAAGTATTATTTGCCTCTGGATATACAGAGCTTTTACTACTTGTAAATGAGTACTTAACTTCTACAAAATAATAAGGGCATATAATGGCTAGAATTTTAGAAGAATTACTACAAGAATAGACAAAAACCAATGCAATTTAGGGAACTCGCCCGTACTTAGTATCATTATAGAAAACAGTTGCCTCAAGAGTTTTCCGTGATATGGTAGCTATTCAACAAACAAATAACCCAGAGGCACAGATTTTTGGGTTAAAATATTTGACTGAAGATGGTCAAACATTACATGATAATAATTTAACTGTTACTGGCGCAAATAGTAAAAATAAAGTTAAAGATTTACCGGTTTTATCAAGTGGTTTATCTGTAACTAAAGATAAAGTATATAGAACGCCTGATAATGATGCAATTTATATCGCAGTTAAAGCTGGAACATTAAGTGCTGATGCAGATTTATCAGTTGTTGTGCTAAAAGCTGTCATCGATGGAACATTAAGATTATATTCAGACGCCGCTGAAGTTTCATATACTGAAGGTGAAGCACCTATTGAAGCTAAATTTGAAATTGGTAAATGGGTTGTTCCATGTAGAACTAGAAAAATTTAGATCAAATTAACACAAGAATTAATTCAAGATCTTGAAGCAAACGGAATGGATTCTGTTGCAATTGTTGAAGATACATTAGCAACAGCTTTGGTTAATGAAGTTAATAAAGATATTATTAGTAAATTAATCACTGTAAGTAAACGTTTTGATGATAAAGCATTAGGTATTACTAATGGTTTTATTGATTTATCAACAAGAACTGACCCTTTATGGCAAATTGGTCGAGATATCAATTCTATGATCGGTGCAGCTGCTGCTAAAATGTTATAGAATACAACATATTCAGCTACTTATGTAATTGTATCACCGGATGTGTATGGCTTATTATGCGGTGCTGGTTTAGTTGTTTTCAATCAAGAATCAGAAATGACAAGATCACATGGGTATTTAAAATCAGGTCTAAAAATTTACATCGACACTTATAGCAAATTTGACTATTTTGTAGTTGGTTGTAAACATAATATTGATATTGCTGAAGCTGTATCAAAAGATGAAGAACCTGAAGATGAAGAATATATTCCAGATGATATTATCGGTTCTTTATATTATTGCCCTTATCAGGAAGAAGACGGCTCGTAGATTTATATTTCGAGAGATCCTATGAGTTTCCATAATAATATTCTTTTAATGACAAGATATGCATTATCAGTTAATCCTTTTATTGATTAGGATGAAAAAATTAATCGTGGCGATGATTGGAATAACTTAATTGGTAAATAGAAGTTATAGATGTTTGTCGGAATTAAATTAAAAAGTAATTAATTAAGATTAATAAATTATAATTGGGTTTAGAATTATTCTAAACCCTTTTTTATTTTGAGGATATATGAAATATTTTTCTGATAAAGAACTTGAAATTATAAATGAATTGAAGCAAGTTATTACACTTGAATAGAAAAGACCTTATTTTAAAAGTTTATTAAAATTAAGCAATGAATTACAAGCTAAGTTACTTTCATTATATCCAGGGTTAAATTTAGAGTCTTCTTATATTTAGTTATTTTATAAATTAAATTTTGATATTGAGATTTAGTCTAATTATTGTGCAACATGTGGAAATAAAGTTTCTGATAAAATTATAATAAACACTTTACGACAACTGAAGTACAATAAAAGTAGAGTAAATCATGTATTTTGCTAGCAAAGTTGTTCTACAATGAATAATGATGTTATAAGTAATAGAATAAAAACATCTATGGATAATTATGGCGTTCCTTTTTCTACAATGAGTCAAAATAAAATTGAAGAAATTAAAAAATCAAATTTATTAAAGTATGGTGTAGATAACCCAATGAAGCTTGACCATGTTAAGAAAAAATGTATTGATACTAATAAAAATATTGATAAAACATAGACGAATTTAAAAATTCAACAACGTCGTGGAATTAATACCAATGTTTTATATAATTTAACTAGTTATTATAACAATAAAAATATCATTACACAAGAAGAATTTCAAAGAGGTATTTTAGATGCTAATTGTAAACCAAACGCATTTCGTGTAAATCTTCGCAGAGCTGGAATTAAAATTAAAAAATCTTCTCGTTAGAAATATGAAATTTCTTTAAAATATTTTTTGAAAGATCTATACCCAAATATAAAAATTATATTTTCAGATAGATAGATATTGAATGGTTTAGAACTTGATTTTTATATACCAGAAAAGAATTTAGCTATAGAGTTTAACGGTGATTATTGGCATAGTACTAGTATTGACGATGACATCAATCAACAGTTAAAGAAAACTAATCTTTGCGAACAGCAAGGAATACATTTAATCCATATTTGGGAACACGAATGGCTTAATAATCAAGAATTTATTAAAGAATTATTAAAATTATACATAGAAGATAAAGTTCATTAGAATGAATTCTAGAAGCTTATTGAACAATTTAATGGTAGATTACCAAGAGATTATTTTTAGATTTTAGATTTTTCTAATTATACTTTAGTTAAACCAGAAATAGAAGAATTAAAATATTTTAAAATATATAAGACAGGATATATTATTTTATGAAACCATCATTAGAAAAATTAAAAACCACTAAGAAATACCTGACAAGTATCTCTATTGTAGAATATGTTAGACAATATTCTCGCAAAATCCTCATTAACTAGCTCTATGGCGCGCTAGGTAACAATCACTTTAGATTTTATGATTTAAGAAATGCAGAAGCAGTTACTTCTACAGGTCAACTTGTTATTCAATGGGGTGGTCATGCTATTAGTAATAAACTAAATCAAGTATTAAAAACAAATGATAAAGATTATATCGTCTACCAAGATACCGATAGTGCTTATGTCAATATAGACCCGTTAATGCAAATGTATATATCAAGAAATCCAGATTCATCTATGGAACAGAGAGTTAATAAAGCTGATGAACTTCATAATAAATTAATCCAACCTGCTATTGATAATGCATACCAAGATCTCCATAAATATATGAATTCATTAGAACATTTAATGTTCATGGACCGTGAAATCATTGCAAGTTCAGCGTTTTGGACTGCTAAGAAAAAATATGCAGCTGTCGTGTGGGATTCTGAAGGTGATAGAGTATACGATGATACTGGCCATCTAACATATAAATTAAAAGTAATGGGATTAGAAACTCAGAAATCTAGTACACCGCCTTTTGCTCAAAAAGCTTTGAAAAAAGCAATTGAAATTATGTTAACTAAAGATGAATCTGATCTTCAAAAATATGTTAAGAAAGTTAAAGAAGAATACAGATCCCAACCATTAGATCAAATTGCTCAAATTTCATCTGTAAACGGATTTGATAAGTATATTGATACTAATTTATGGGTTACATTAAAAGGTGCAAGGCAAAATCATAAGGCTGCTGCTGCGTATAATAAACTGCAACAATATCATAAAGATTTAGAGCCAATTAAATCAGGTGACAAAATTTATATGCTAAGATTAACTATGCCTAATACGGTTGGCGAAGTATTCGGGTGGCCAACAGGAACTAAGCCTCCAAAAGAATTTAATTTAGATCTTGAGAATATGATTGATTTGAACACAATGATTGAAAAAGGATTTGATGCACCACTTAAATTGATGGCTGATGCAATTGGTTGGCAACATGAGAAAAAAGCTTCTTTAATTTCATTATTTGAAATTTAAAGTTAATTATTATAGTAAAGATATAAAATAGATTCGTACTTAACAGGAGGACCTATGTTTATTTTTGTAAAAGAAAATATTTTAGCAGAATTCAAGAAAGATGATAAAATTTTCTTTGTTGCTAAAGTTGAATCAGGGCATCCATATATAAAAGATGTTATTTTAACAACTCATTATTTTGTTGAAGAACATAAAAATGGTACTATTTTAACCGCTGTTGCCGGAACATATGAAGAGTGTTATGATCTTTTGAAGGAAAGAGTATAAAATAAAGGAGGCAATGCCTCCTTTTTTAAATTTTGATTTGCTCTATAGATTTAATTTGAATTCTAAGTTGTTTTGTAGAACTCTACTAGATTTTTGCGTACACTGTGGATTTATCTTGGGATAAAACAAATTCAACAGTAAATAATTTTTCTGGAGAAGTATATAAAACACCGTATTCAGTGCTTAATACTTGATCTTTATCTGTTAAAACAAGAACTTCCATCAACTGCTTATATGTTTGCTCTGCTGTATTAATAATCTCTTCTCCAGAAATTAATAATTTTAAAGCAGTGTAGTCTTTTGTTTTAAAGATTTCTTTTTGAAGAATTTGTTGTCTCTATAAACCAATAGTATCATCTACAGGAACATAATGATTACCGTATAATGGGGTAACTAAAGCTTTCCAACCACGAACATTTAATTGAGAATCATCTGTACACACAAATTGAATTTCACAAAAATCTTGATTGTATTTTTGTATTTGCTTACCATCAATATTACCACCAGAATTTGCATCAACCTATAAAGTAAAGTTTTTCCATGAACCATCGAAATTCTAAATTCTAACTCTTTCACCTGCTTTACAATTTGTTGGTAATCTAATTGTCAATGGACCATCTGATGTACTGATATCATGCATCTAGCCGATTTCTATTTCTGTGGTATATTCTGATCTAGGGAGTTTTTGATAATATCCAGTACCATGAAGAATCATTAAATTTTGGCCATCGTTACCTTTTAGTAATCGTCTATCACCAAATACACTGTATAAATCCTAGAAAACTTCATTAATTTTTACGCCACCATTAAAAATGATATCGCCGGTCTAAGCGTTACCAATTTCTCCGACGTCAATTAATCTTTTCTTATTCTGAAATTTCATTAAAGTTAACCTTTGTTTTAGTAATAATTTGCAAATTATTTTATATTATTTAAGAACAATTTTGTATAAAGAGGATTTTATGAAAAAGTTATTATTTGCTTTATTGGTTTCAATGAGCGTAAATGCTGGTGTCTTTTCTAATGATGATCAATATAATTATTATGTATTATGCAAAGACCAAAATAAAGAACTTATTTTACGAGCAAGAAATAAAGAAGACCAAACAATTAAGTATGATTATTATTCAGATGAATTTGGGTTTAATGAATATTATTCTGGTGAATTTGTAGAAATAATTAATATGAAATGTGTTACAATTATTACAGATAAGAAATATAAAACAAATAAATTAAGTGATTTCTTCACGACTTTAGAAGAGGTAAAAAGTGAATAAATTTTATTCAAATGTGTATTCGCGCGGTGAATATTTATATCATAGATATTTTGAAAATGGTCAAGATAAAATTGAAAAAATTCAAATGCAGCCATGGTATTTTTTGAATTGTAATCATGAAACAGGATATCAAGATATTTATGGGAATAACGTTCAACGATTTGATTTTAATTCTGTTAAAGAATATAGAGATAATCGTCGGTTGATGATAGATGCAAATCAAGAAGTACTTGGGCAAGAAAATCTTGAATTGCTATACTTAGCTGATTTATACCCAGGCCCAGTTAGTTTTGATGCTAGTAAATTAAGAATTGCATCTATCGATATTGAAACAGTTTCAAAAAATGGTTTCCCATATCCAAATGAAGCAAAAGAAGAAATTGATGCTATTTCTCATATCGATTCAATTACAGGTGATATCTGGCTTTTTTCAACTAGAAAATGGGACAGAAATAAAAGTACATTATCTAAAGAAATTTTAAACCGCGCTAAATATAAGTATTTTAATTCAGAACAAGAAATGTTATTAGATTACTTAACATATTGGAAATCTAATTATCCTCATATTGTAACAGGCTGGAATATTGACAATTATGATATCCAGTACATGGTGAATAGATATAATAAATTATTTGGAGAAAAAGTCACATCTAATTTTAGCCCATTTGGATTTATTGGTTCAAGAATTGCAGAAGGCTCTAGTGCAGATGATGAATTCCCAGAAAAAACTTATTCATTTGCTGGTATTGCTATTTTGGATTATCTTGCTTTATATAAAAAATTCAGAATCACCGCGAGATCATCATATAAATTAGATTTTATTGCTGAATTAGAACTCGGTGAAAATAAACTTGAATATGATGGTCCTTTATGGAAACTTGCGGAAGAAGATCCTCAACGTTATTGTGATTATAACATTCAAGATACTTTATTAATTGAAAAGCTTGATAATAAATTAAAATTTTTATTATTAGCGGTAAGTCTATCATATTACTCACATATTAATTTTGAAAAAGTATTATCACCTGTAACAACATGGGATGGAATTATTTTTAATTCTCTTTTAAACCAAAATAAAATTGTTCCGATGAAAAGATCTCATCCTAAAGAAACTTATGTTGGTGCCTATGTAAAAGAACCTAAAATTGGAATGAGATACGGATGGATTGTGTCAGACGATCTCACAAGCTTATATCCCTCAATTGTAAGACAATGGAATATTAGCCCAGAAACTATTGCAGGAAGAACAGATTATCATTCTGTTGAAAAATATTTGAATAAAGAAGTAAAAACTTCAACAGAATATGCTCAAGCAGCAAATGGTATGCTATATCGAAAAGATAAACGTGGTATTATTCCAATTGAAATTGAAAAAGTTTTCTTCCAACGTAAACATCATAAAAATAATGAATTCTTTGCGAAGAAAGTAAATGAATTAATTGAATTATCAATTAAATTATATGATAAACTTCCAGATGATTCAGAGTTATATTGTTTTGAATACGTTGAACTATCTGAACAAGAAATTCAGTCTAAAATTTCTAATATGTCAAAAGAAGATATGAGTAATGCATATAAATTAATTGAAAAGGATTTTGGAATATTAAATAAATTTATCTAAATAGAATAAAGAGGTAAAATATGAAATCCTTACAAGAATTAATGAATGAATCTTTAATCACCGAAAAAAATATTACACTTGATGCTGATGTAATTTTTGACGGTGGTGCTAAAGAACAAAAAGAAACTGAAAAGAAATTTGGTATTAAATTTAAATTTAAACGCGGTCATGAATGTGATATCACTGGCCCTAAAGATAAAGTTAAAAAATATATTTTATCACCAGATGGTTATAACATGGATAAGTTAGATGCTGAAGACATGTTCCCGGAATTATTTGAATAATAAGATATGCCAAGTTATAGATAGTTAATTACATCTAAATTTAGAACTCAAAACTTAGTAAACTTTATGAACAAGGTGGGTGCTTCTGCTGATAAAAATTCCATTTATTTGTAGTTCGGTAAAGAATCATCTTGGTCAGAACGCGAAACTGAATATGATTTCAGCCCGCCAATGCCTCTAGATAACACTGCTGGTATAGTAGACGTATGGAATAACATGGTTGGTATTATAAAGATACCAGAGGCTTATTTTGATGCTGTAATTCCAAGAAAGGATTGGGGCGATTAGAGATATGCAACCTCAAAAACATTCTACATTAATGATATTATTGCAGTGAATACTGGTATTTTTAACCAGATTGCACCAGGCGAAGGTATTAAAGTTTATAGATGTGTTGATGTTCCAAGTGAAGGTGAATGCTCTATTGATATCGCAACAGATAAAATCACATGCTAGAAATTCGGCGGTAAATGGACGCCAAAATACGAATCTATTTATGCTCCTAGAGGAACTGGCGATGCGATTGATATGGAAGATGGATATAAATGGGAATATTTGTATTCAATTCCAGTTGATGTTGTTGTGAATAGAGTAACAAATGAATACCTAGTTGTTCCTATGCCAGATGAACTTTAGAAAAACCCAGAAAAATGGGGATATAAAAATGTATTAAGCTGGGACTAGGATAATCAATTAGTATTCAGAACAAAATGTAATACATTAAGATTTAAAGCATATATGGATTCTATTTATTTTTCTGAAACAACTTTACCGGGAAATACTGGGTTTAGACAATTAGGGTTAATTATGAACCCAGAATTAAAAAATTCCACTTAGAAAAGTAAAATTAAAGCTACTGGGAATTCTCATCGTAAAGATGATTTACTTCAACATTCTGGTGAATTGCTTTATATTGAAAATAGAACACCTATCATCAGATAGATGGACCAAACTGAAGAAGTTTAGATTTTCTTTAAATTTTAATAAAGAGTAAATGTTCCCTCTTATAGGAATCCGCAGAGTGCTGCTTCGGCCAGCTGATAACAAGCAAGTAGAAGTATCTAGGCAGCGGCTAGAAAAACAAAAGGCAGGAAATCCTGCCTTTATTATTAATATCCAAAATTATAATCTTGATATTTTTCATTTAATTTTTGAATGAAATAATCATTTAAAGAATATAATTTCTGTTCTTTTTGCACTATATGTTCTCTGATAATACTATCTTTACTGATATCATCATTCTAGTATTCTGCTTTATAGTCATCAAATACCAATTCTTTAATATTTACTTTTTGATCTGGAATTTTATCGCAATTATAACTTAATGAGCAATGAACAATAAATTCTTTATGTTTCCATTTTGCTCCTCTGAGTTTTAATTGATTAAAAATCTCAGTTGCTTCTTTACATTCTAATTCAAGAACTAAAGTATTACCAAAAAGTCTAAATGATTTAAATTTTGCTTTTACCGGTAACTATACACCAAGATCTGAGGCTTCTCTTGCGATTAATTTTTCTAATGTTTCTTCTGTTCCAGGAGTATATAAACAAGTAATATGAAATTCTTTCTAAATATCTTTTAGATTTAATTTCTTGCACAAATTTAATAAATATTCATCGGTTTCTTTTGATGCAATTAATCTTCCATATGCTATTTTCATATCTTAATTATAATTCGTTTGAACTTTAGTATTAATATTTGTAAATGCTTCATAAGAACCTAAGCCGCCGCGCGAATTACCTCTAGTAGTTTTCATCCCATGCTAATTTATTGTTAATGATCTTACGGTTATTCCATTTAAATTTAGTGGGGTTAATCTTTGATCATCATACCAATTAATCGTGTGTTTATTGCCCCACCTATTAAAATTAATTATTAAATCTGTATACTGATCGGCGTTATTTAAAATAAAATTTTTTACTTTATTGGGGTCTACCAGTATAGACCAAAAATATTCAGAAACTTTATCATTATACTTATCTAAAGAAATAGTAACGGTTTTTCTTCTTATAGACTATAACCAAAACTATGGGTAAATGTTAAATTGCTCTCTTACTCTATTCGCTATGCTGCCTGTACCGAGTCTCTATGCCCACCCTGGAAATTTTAAATTTTCAGTAACATTTGTTTCCATTAATAATCCTCATCTAAAAATTCAATATCATGACCAGTTTGCCCATTAACTGGACTGGTATCAATATCAATCTTCTAAAAACTTTTCTTAATTAATTTATCTTCTTTTAATTGATCTTTATATATATCAGTAGATTTTTCTAGTTGTTCTGATAATCCAAATAGCTATTCTAAATCATCTGATTCAAATTTAGTTAATTCATTTAAATCTAAATTATACATATCAGAGCTGATTTCTGCATTTTGTAATTTAGGATCTATTTTCTCATGGGAGTAAATGAATTTTTGAGCTTGAATCTTCTAAATCTATAAAACACCATTTTGATAAAACTAATCCCTAGGAGTACACCAAGTAATTTCAAATAATGCTTTGTCCATCGGGAAATATAATAAATCACCTTCTTTAGGAAATGTCCCAGTTTGCTGATTAAACAAATTAGGATTTATTTGTAATGTAATTTCATCGTTAACAGACATCCCAAATTTCTAGAAAAATTCATTTTGGCCCTAATAACCATCAAAAGATTCTAAATATGCAACAAACTTTTTAGCATTATTAAATTCATTCTATGGATCTTCACCGTATAATAAATCTAAATTCGCTTGATCTCTTTCTAAATAAACCAATTCAATCCCTCTAGACTGAATTGATTCTTGAACCAAAATATCTTGTAAAGTTTGCTGCCCATCGTGATTGTGATTATTAAAATAGGGATT